CGTAGGCATTGTTTATTCCTCCTCGTTTATGTAAAAAATTCTTGCCGCATAGATCTGCCGCCTATGCGAGAGATCGTCCTCCCGGTCGTCTGACGTGTCCCTGCTCTCATATCCGATATGGGAAGAGAACACGCCTTCGACCGACAAAACCTTGTTATTGAGCGCTTTCCGGCAGAGATCGCACAGGCTTTCAAGCTCAACAGTAGCGGAAGGCAGCTTGTCGTCCGTCCACAATTCGAGATCGAAGGACGTCAGATCGCCTTCATCAAGACTTGAAGCCGTAACGTACGAAATGACCCCGTACGGAAACGCCTTGTCTTTCGGTGCTCTGTCGTAGTAGACCTTGAATCCCGGCTTGACGGTATTCATGTACTGAACGAGAGCCTCGATAAATGCAGAAGTGTTCAATCGTTTTCGTCCTCCTCTCCCTCGTAGATTTTCGCTCCGGCTGCTTCGAGCGTCTTATTGAGCTCTGCAAGATATTTTTCCTGCACCGCTCTGATCTCTTTTATGTTGTTTTGCACCGTGTCCCGGAGAAGGTGTGTTGCACGCTGGCCCGGGTGTCTTACCGTGTAGCCGAACACGTTATCTTCATACGCCATATAATGCCCGCTCCTGTGTGAATCGATCGTGTGCGCTTTGGTTCCGAACTCGATCCAATGCGGGGAAGCGTGAGAGGCCTTTTTGCCTTTCTTCATCACTTTTGCGTGAGAGTAAAAGCCGACTTGCAGCTGCGGTTGTCCTGTTGCCTTGTCGATGAAGGCCCACGTTCCTATATGGTTTTTGAAACGGTTTGAATGCACGAGCCCCGAAGAGGCGATTTCTTCACGGATTAGCTTTCTGATTGTCTTTCCGGCTTCCCGGAGAGCCGTCTTTGATAGCCCTTGCATTGTCTTTTTTGCTTCTTGACTCGTATCGATAAACGTCACGGAGGATTTGTTAGCCATTGCCCGCCGCCAATCCTTCGCAGACGAGCTCGACGCTTTCGGCGCTGACGGGATACGATCGAATGATTTTGTACATTACGTCCTCGAATTCGAGATAGCGTTCCTTCTCGTATTCGTATTCCTTCACTTCAACGGAGATCTCCGGCTTGTATCCTGCGGCCTGCGCCTGATAGAACTCTGTCCGTTTTACTCCCTTGACGTTGCAGATGATTTCCCGCTTTGAAAACCCGCTTTTCTGCGGGCGCCCCAATTTGTCGAGCGTTTCTGTCTCTTTGCACAGGTAAGCAACGTCCCTCCAATACATAATCAGGCCTCCTCCGAAATGTAATCCGTCGCAAGTGCCATGTGTCTTTTGAGCAAATCGAAAGACTCTCTGTAACGCTGCGCGTCCGGATTATCGAGCCCGAATTCGGCCTTCACGTAGAGAATCACGGCTCGCCGCGTGAGCGGATCCGCGTCGTCGTACGCTTTGGAGGGAAGGATCCCGATCTCCGTCAGCTCTGCACGGGCTGCGGAGATCAGGTCCTTTATTTCTTTGTCGAAAATGCTTGTCCTGTTTGCGCGGACGGCGAGGCGAGCGGCATATAACAGATCTTCCGAGATTGCGTGATTATCTGCCATTCTCCCGCCTCACTTTCGATTAAGTAGTTGCTTTCTTGATCTTGACGAACGCCTCGACAGCCTGAACCTTGCCGTCGAACATAGCGGCGCCGAGGAAGTCGTATGCGTTCTCGCGAGTTACGAACTGCGAAGTCACGTTCACTTCTTCCGGCATATTGCCAACGTATCCGCGATAGAAGTTTCCGAGGAATGCTTCGTGAGCGGTTACGCGGTCGTCCCAATTTACGGGATAACCCATGACGTAGTATCTGCCGCCGTCGAGGGTCACGATGTTGTTCTTGCTGTTGTCCATGAGCGGGTGGAAATCGGTCATGAACGTAGATTTGCTCATGAGCCATTCCGCGCCGTCATCGTAGCCGCCGTTCAGCAGGCCGACAACGGTCTTGACGTTTGCAGCGGACAGGTCAGCAGCTGCCGCAACGGTGACGGAGTTTGAAGCGGACCAGGTAATCGCGTTGATACCCTGGGGCTGATTGCTTCCGGTGCCGCTGATAATCAGCGCTGTGATCTTGTCTGCGATCTTGCGAGCGAGCTTGTTTACAAGCCAGGTTTCGAACGCGTCGACGGTCATCTTCTCGACAGACTTCGAAATGGTGATCAGCTTTGTGATCTCGTAGGAGCCGAGAGTGACGTTCGTCAGGGTGTCGCCGTCTGCGGTGATCGGCGCGCCTTCGGTGTGAATAGCAGCGTCGGCCGTTGTTCCTTCTGCCGGAACGGTCACGCCGCCGGGGACGTGAAGCAGGTCGATTTTGTCGAGCAGTGGGCAATACTGCGAGACTTTCGAGATGATTTTGTTCATCGTGGAAGTCGGAACAGCAGAGCCGGCAGAGGCTGCGGCGGTAGTGATCGTCGCTCTCTTTTCGACGTCGGAAAGCTCGATTCCGCGGATCTGTTTCAGCCATGCGGAACGATATTCTCTCTCGGTGTCCTCGCTTCTTTCCCCGTGCTGATCGTCAGCTGCGGGATTCGGAATGGAGGAGGCCGGGACCGCTCCGGTGTTGATACCGTCGATCAGAGCCTTTCTCTTGTTGAGGGCTTTTTCTTCCTCTTCGAGATCTTTCAGCTCTTTTTCGAGAGCGTCGAGATCAGCTTCTCCGCCCGCGGTGAGAAGGCCTCTGATTTCGAGTTTGCGGGCTTCAATTTCTTTCAGTCTTTTGAACATTTTTTCATACCTTCTTTCTTGTTTTTTTTGAAGATTCACAATCGTTTGCGATTCTTCGGTTTTCATGTGAATGTGCGTAATATTAGTTTCTTTCTGCGCTGCTCTTGCTCCAAGTGCGCGACCTCTTTCTTGTACTCCTCCTCGAAAAAGGACCTCGCAGAAATAGACGTCTGTTCGTAGGCCGGGAACGTTACGGCTGATACGTCGTAAAGTTTCTTTACCCGGATAATTTTACGGAGGCGTTTTTCTTCATCGTAACTCTGTTCGGCAATAGTGAATGAAAAACTCATCTTGTCGATCAGACCCGAAGAAACGTCTCTGTACAGCTGACGGTGCCGCTCGTCCTCCGCGTCGAGAATCGCTTCGATATCGAAACGGTCAGCGATTGAGTATTTGAGCGTCCCGTTTTTGCTCCTCGCATACGGCGCGAGCTCGTGGTTTACGTTGAAGATGAAATCCGACATATCGGCTTTATCAAACGCTCCACGCTCGATCTGTTCGTAGTATTTGATACCGTCATATTCAAAGAGCACCGTCGGCGTGTCGAAAACGACCGGCGTTCCGCGGAGGATCAGGTGCTTTTCGTCGCTGTTCTCCTCGAATGTGTACTGCCCTCCGAATTCTCGGTATTCTCTTTCAGGAATCTTGATAGGCATTATTCTTTTTCTCCTTCCTCCGGCTCGTTCTCCGGCTCTTTCTGTTCAGGATCCGGCTTGCCTTCTCCCTCTCCGAGTTGATATTCGTCCGCTTTGTCTGCGTTTACAACGTTGAGCGTCTGCACGCGTCTACGTCCTTCTTCTCCTCCAATCGGCGGGAACCCGAGCGTCGTCAACGCCTGGTCGAGCGTCAGCGCTCCGATATCTGACAGGTATTTGACAGCCTGCATTTTATCGCCTATCTTTGCAAAAGACAGCGTATTGATATCCGCGACAATCTCGTTTCCGTATCCTCTCTCTTTTGTTGTGAAAAGGCAATTTGTCAGCGCCTGGGACAGCTGCATGAAGAACGGTTTCAGCTCGCCTTCATAAAACGCGGAGGCCTGCTCCGGTGTTTCTTTATTCTGAACGATTGCGTCGTTTGTTCCGAAGTAATCGAAGATCGAATTCTTGATATATTCAAGCTGCTTGTCCGGAATCGGCGTCGTCTTGTCCGAAATCGGCGTGTAATCGTACTTGTTGTCCGTTACGACGATTCCTGCGCCGTTGTTTTCAAGACGCAGGTTATCTCTTACGAATTCGTCTCTTCTCTTTGTCAGGTCCTCGTTTTTGACTCCGCCTTGCACCTTCAAAATGCCTCTGATGACGGCCACAAGCCGAGCAAAAGCGGACATTGATTGATTGAAAGTGTTCGCTGTTTCCAAAACCGGAAGCAGCGGGCGATTGCTCGAACCGAAAACGTCATTATCCAGGAAATGACGCCCGACGTATACGAGATCTTTATACGGATATGTGTATTTGTTTCCGTTCGTGAACGTGAATTGCACGAACATTTCTCCCGCGTATTCTTTCAGCTGGACGTCTCCGGCGTTGATATTATAAAGCGCCCGGAGATCTCCCGTCACAGGGTCCCAATCCGGATATACAAACGCTCCGTTGTTGATTTTGTAATTCGCGGCGAGCCTGTAATAAAACTTGTAAGCCGTCGAATACGGGTTCGGCTCGAATTGAAGGATTCTGTTCAGTTTGTCCGAGATTGATATCTCCGCTCCGTCGTCTCTGCGTATGTGCCGAGGCTGCACCACAGCGGCACGTCTCGCGAATGAATCTACCGCCGCTCTTACCTTGTCGTCGCTCCAAGCGTCCCCGGAAAACGCCGAGAAGCTCGAAGTGTAGCTATTGAGCAGACGATAATCCGTGAAGGATTCGGGAGCTTTGACCGGGCGCGTGCCGAATATTTTTTGAAATAAGCCCATAAGTCACCCCACAAAATACATATAGTTTTCGTAATCCCGGACGTACACCACCCAGGCATTGAGCAGCGATACCGCTCCGTCGATCCTCCTCTTGTCTGTGATCTTATCCGGCGCGATATTATTTAATCCCGATTTCTTAACGGCCGTATTTGACAGGCACCATTTCAGAATCGGATTGTTGTTGTAGTTTACGATATGCCCTCCGAGCGCCGCTCCCATTTCTTTCATAGGCTGCGACCACGTGAACGGCCCCTGTGCGACCTGTTCGAGCGTGAAGTTTTCATTCTTCATCTCCTCGATCCAATAGCCGGCGAGAGCGCGGTCATATCCGATCTTGTACGGATCGATTTTGTATTTGTCCCGCATTTCGACGAACCACGCCGTCACGTCCGAGTAAATGACGCGGTTCCCGTTGCATATTTTCAGCAGGCCTCTGTCCGCCCATAAGCGGTACGGCGCCTCGTTTGTGTTTTTTTCTTCGAGATACTCGACCCGGCTTTCCGGAAGGAAGTATTTTTGAAGCACGTACACCGTCTCCGTGCCTGGCTTGCGAATGAGCAGCGTTGCACAGGTCAGGTCCGTTGTTGCCGACAGGTCACAGCCTCCGATTGCGTAGGTGTTTTCGACTTCCGACATTTCAAACGTCGCCGTGTTGTTGATCTCCTCGAATGATAGCCAGGAAGCGGCACTGTTCTCGCGGATATTAAAATCCTTGCAGAGCACGCCCGGCAGGTCCGCCTCGTTGTTCTTCGCCCTCTCGACGAATTGAACAAGCGTCTTGAACTGCTTTATAACTCCGAGACCCGGATTTGCTTTGAACCAGGCTTTCGGATCCGTCCATTCTTCGCGCTGGTCGAGCTCATAGAGGACCGGCAGGAATGCGTCGTCCTGAATGATACCGTCCGCAACGTCCGTCGCGTACTTGTACATATCGTCGAAGATACATTCCCTCACGGTTCCGGCCGTCGTAATCATGACGACAAGCGGCTGCCGACGCGAGGACGTCGATTGCTTCATGACCTCGTACAGATTTCTGTCCCGGATAGCGTGAAGCTCGTCGATGATAACAGCGTGAGAATTCAGGCCGTCGAGCGTGTTTGAATCAGACGCCAGCGCCTCGAATACCGAGGACGTCGCGGGGAAGTAAACGTCATTCCGGCGCTTCTTCGTAACTGCGCGAAGCTCCGGAGATTGTTTTATCATGTTGACGGCTTCCGTCAGGACCTTTTTCGCCTGGTCCTTCTTCGTTGCGACAGAGTATATCTCGGCCGCTCCCTCTCCGTCTGCTATCAGCATATAGAGCGCGATTCCGGAAAGCAAAGTTGACTTTCCGTTCTTGCGCCCACACAGGAAGAGCGTTTCTCTGAATCTTCGATGTCCTGTCTCTTTCTCCAAGAATCCGAAG